TGCAAGTAAAGAAGGTAAAATTGATTTCGATAGGTACGTTCAGACAACAAAGTCTGAGACTGATCTTAGTCGTATGGCAGGTCCATTTGCTATTAACTTTCTATTGGGAGATGCATTGTACAGGTACTCAACTGGACTCCCTTGGAATACTACAGCTACCTTTGATAACTTTAGAGAAATCTTAGGTGGTGTACCTGATCTGAGAACTGGTGCATTTGAGTTTGAGTTCGACTTAGTTAAGAATTTATTTAATTCTGCAAAAGCAGGGAATGCAACACCTGAACTAGAGAAAAATTTAGGTAATATTATTTCTACGTTTACTTATCCCCCAACTTTTTCAAGAGATATTTACAGTCAATTTGATTATGATTCCGCTGGTAATCCTTTCACTAGGGATATGATGCCCGGTAGAACTGTTGGCGAAAGAAACATGTTGGAAGATATAATCTACAGTAATCTTTTAAAGAATCAAGCAGCAAGATTCTTAATGGACACTCCAATGTTTAGTTATAATCAGTCGTACACTAAAGGTGAAAGAAAGGGTTATGATTTTAAACTGTATTCAATATTTAATCCTGAACCTATTGGTGCTTGGAACCCTATGACTAAAAGTTTTGGGGCTGTTGAAGAACCACCTAGCAGTGCTATCCAACAAGAGATGACACTGTTAGGTATGCAAGACTATAAAATATTTAGTTCAAAGGATTCACCTAACCCCAGTGTAGAATATCAACTAAGGTATATGCTTTCACAGAAAATGCCTACAATGTTTCAAGCGTTTAAGAAAAGCCCACTCCCCGGTGCTTTTGCTGGTCAGACATATGATCAACTTGACTTTGAAAAGAAACGATTTGCTTTAGAAACATTTATTAAAGAGTCAGTAAAAAAACAAGGTAAAGCTGTTGTCGAAACATTTGACATAATGCTTAAAGACCCTGAGACTAAAGGTCGAGCTATTGGATACATAAGAAACATGTATGATTTAGAGAAGGCTGTATTTGAAAGGGCTTACGGAGACTTAAATAAATTAATTAAGTACTTTCCAACAGAGTTTGAAGGTGCTGAATCCTCTAAAGAATATTTAGAAAATGCTGGCTCCATTGAAGAAGAGATCAACAGACGCCAGCATGTATTATCTTTCATACCTAAGTATGATTTTAAAAGCGGTCAGAAATTACCAATAGAAAGATCTATGACATACTACGACTAGTTATCATCGTCTAACATATAGTCTGCCCATTCATATGCTGATCTTTTTATCTCAGGCATTTGACGCCCCTTACTATTAGGTAGTAATCCAGCAAGAGCTTGTCCTGCTAGATACCGTCTAGTGGTAAGGGGCTTCATTGCTTTAGAGGTGTGTTTCTTTTTCTTGTAGTTCTTTGCTTCGTTCTCTAGTTCTTTGCTCATTATCTTTTACTTTTTTTAAGTTAGAGAAGTATGCAGTATTAAATCCATACTCCCAGCTTCTGTTGTTATTACTATTTAATGAGTAAGGATTGCCTATCTTACCTACCCTAAATGATTTCTGCCCTTCGTCATAGGGGTTCATTTGTGTACCTCTTTCATTGTTTCCATCATCTTATTCATGTACCAACTTGCCTTCTCCATATCTTCTACAGGTTTTTGTTTGTACCTGTGTCGGTGCTGATACTTAATCATGTTGCCTTGGCAGTAAGCAATGAAACCTTCATTGCCTAACACCTGCTTGATGTAGTCTATACATTCTATATCACCTGTGTTGTAGTGAAAAGGTTTGCTCACAGAATTGTACTGAGCAATAAGGGTTTCGTCTGGCATCCTTGCGGGTTTAATCATAACTCAATTAACTCCGCATCAGTATAAGGTATGTGAAAAAACAACTCACCTTTTCTAATTCGTCTGCTACCTTTTACTTCAGCAAGACTTTCTTTTGTTAGGCAAGTATCTTTAATACGCCATGCCTTCTTCATGTCTCCACGAAAGACATAGAAATTTAATACACCATTCTCACCTTCGTATTTATCTAGTAGCCTTTGCTTTCTTTCTGGTATCCGTATTTCTTTCCAGTGATCAGGCCAATCACCCTTCCACTGAGACTTTACTTCTGCTTCGTTGAAGTATGTATAACCATTTTTCTCTGACACTACATCTGCATAGTAATCTTCTTTACTATTAATGATAGTATGTCCCTTACTTTCTAGGTGGGTTACTAAAGTTTCTTTAGCAATACCATCAAACATTTGATACATTGCTTTGTTAAAAGGTTTTCTTACAGCCATTTTATTGCTCCAAATATTTCTATTGTGGTAATAATACCAGTTGAGTTTAAGTGTGTAAACCCCCCTTGATAGGGGGATATACTATTATGTAATGTCAACCATCTCACAAACATCACCGCTACAGGCTAACGTTTGCATACCAGATGTATTGTCTTCTACTTCATACTCTGACAGTTTAGTCCAGTCAATTTTCTTAGGCATAATCTCTAGTAAACTTTCGTATGTATGTTGATAACCTATCAATACATCTGGGTCAGTCCATTCATTACGGGCATACTCATACACAGGTATCTTATCACCACTCTTTTCTACATCTTGGTAGGGTGCTTGTTTATATGTATGCTCATTAAAGGGTAGGAAGGATACACCAGACATTTCATCAAAGTGTTTGTATACAAATGCTCCTACTTCAAACCATTCATCTTGTTTAACATTACAAGTGATACTTGGTTTGTGTTCACACCAGTGACGTTGATAAGCTAACCACATCTCAAGTTGTTCAATGGCTGTCATATCAGCAGTAACCACTGCACCTTCTGGTGCTTTCATAGGGAAGCTAAATACTGTAGTAGCATCAGGCTTCATAACATCTGGCTCACTAGGTACGCCTTGATCTATCATAAACTTTGTTAATGGATCTTTATTGTCACCCCGTACAGTCCTAATATAATAGTTACTATAACGAGCATGTATGCCAGAACTTGAATCCACCAACTGAGAGACTGTCCCGGAGGGCTTGACACAACTAATAGCTGTAGCCACAGGAATATCAAGATACTTTGCATACTTAACATTAGTAGTAACAGCCACATCTTTTAAGTACTCCAGTGTCTCAGACAAACCTTTGTTAGCAGTAGTCATCAAAGGGTTATCCATTATGCCAGTGAGTGATACACCAAGCAATCTTTCTTCAGCAGTATTAGTTTGCCATATCTTACGTAGATAAGGGAAGTTAGTGTAAGTACTTTGGATTGTGCCCAAGATCGTGGCGATGCGGATTTTACGTGCAATATCTTCTACTGCATCTGTTGCACGTATAACTACCTCGGATAAATTACAGAACTGATTTGGTCGCAAAATTATCTCGCTGCAAGGATTTGTTCCGAAGTCATAGTTAGGATCACGCCTACCATTCTTTGCTGCCTGTTTCTTAGATGCTTCTCTATTAAAGATACCTCTCTCACCTGACTTACTCTCAATTAAGGATAGCCACTCACGCATAAAGAACTCAGCCGCTGGTTTCTCTGTATAACTAACAGAGTTATTAGCTAAAGCACGTTGCTTATCATTCTCCCACCATGCACCAGACTTTGCATGACGCATACGATCATCAGATAGATTACTCAAGGAGATCATAGCTGACCTACGTACACCACCTACTACCACTACCTCACCAATCTTACACATAAGATCATGGCACTCTATAGTAGATAGGTTACGTCCTTGTGCAGATTTAAATGTACTGATTGCGAACATAAACAAATCAACTAAAGGTGCAGGGCCACTGGCTCTACCACCAAATGTCTTTAGTCTTGCACCAGCAGGGCGTACCTTACTAACGTCCCACTTAGGAATTTCACCAGCCCATAGGAGAGCAAGAACTTGCCTGAGACCTTTAGCCCATCCTTCCTTACTGTCCTTGATGACAACACAAGTGTCGCTCTCAAAGAGCTTTGGCACATCTGGGAGCTTACTGATGAACTGGCGTTCTACACTGAAGCCAACACCAGTACCACAGAGCAAGATAAACATAGCCTCATCGAATGATTTCGGATCATTCACAGGTAAGTAAGAACAGTTGTACATACATGTGTTATCACGTTGTGCTGCCTTACCTGCCGTCATTAGTGATCTCATACTTGGCATTACTTCTAGTGATAGAATGCTGTCACGTATTTCATCCACATCTTTTTTTGTTTTAAGTAGTGGCTTAACTATATTAGTCATATAACGTTCAACAGTTTCTCCCCATGTCTCCCGTCTTCCTTCCTCTTCTAACCATCGTGCATATCTGCTAGTGGCAATAAAGGTTTGATAGTCTGTAGGTAGGTAGTTACTACTCATCTGTTGTCTCCACTTCCTTGTATTACTCCACGTGCCAATCGGCTGTTGAGTTTATCTAAGTTACGTTGTGCAATGTTTTCCATACCAAGACCTAAGTCAGTACAGATATTAGCTATGTACCACAGGCAATCCCCCACTTCATCACCAATAGATTCCCTTTGTGCAGGTGACATCAGACCATTGTGATCACGAAGTATTTTCTTATACTTACCTGCAACTTCTCCCACCTCTGAACATAATCCAAAGATGGGATAACCTACAACATCAGCCTCAGAATATACAGCAGTCTTAACTGCTTGTGTTTGATAGTCTTCAAACTTCATTTTTATCCTCTACTACTTCTATTGCCAGAGAAGTCTTTAGTTTGTTTGTAAGCAAATCCCGAAGGACGTTTAAGCTATGTAGTTGGTACTGCACATTTGCAGAAACTCCATTGTTATTCTTTAGCTGATTAAGCAAATCGTTTTGCTCTTCATTAAAGTTTTCGGTGTCATATTCCGTATCGTCTATTGTTACCTTAGTCATATTTAATTACCTCACATTGTACGACTGTTATATCATCTATGTCAAACATAGCATTCAAAGTTAATTCTTCTAGTATCTCAGAATGATTGTCCATATCAACCTCTAAGAAGTTGGCATTTTCATCCACCTTTATTTTTAAGTTTAGTTCATACTCCAAAGTTAAAGCCCTCAGTTATACTCATAAAGAACATAATGTCAATCACTATGTTCCACCTCAATAGGATCAATGCTTGATGTAAAATGTTTTACCATGTCATATGCCTCATCCATATTTTGAAAATAATATTCTACATGTTCTATCTTACCTTTGATCTCTACCTTACAAAGGTTCATGTATACTTCTTCTTCTACCTCTTCCGGGTCTTCAACTCTTATCGGCCCCTCTATCACCCCCCATATTTTCTCCTTTGTTTTTACTTGTAGTTCCGTTTGAACGCACATCTTTTTTATACTCCCTTAATAGATTTAAGTAATGCTCCAAGTTTACAACCACTAACCAAGGCTGTCTGTCTGACCTGTAGAAAACAACAGGTGGGCCTTTGCTATGATTGGTTGCTTGATCCATCCAACCATAAACTGTTTTTAGTCCTGACTTTCTTCGTTTAACTTCTATAGATATAGGGATAATCTTTTGTGCTTTAGGTGACAGTTGTACATCAGCACCAGTATCTCCCATGATTGTAGACTTAACATCATCAGGCTCAAGCTCTGTGAATTTTTCAAGCAAGGCATCTCTTATCTCTTGCTGTCCAAGTCTACCTTTTTGTTTACCTTGTTTACTCAATCTATTAGCTCCTCTACTTTGGGCTTCTTAACCACATCAATGAGGTACTCTTTACCAGATGAGTACTTAAACACTCTAGCTTCAGGCCAGCATATCCTTCTGAACTCACACCCTGCACAAGCAAATGCTAACTTTGTATTCTCTGAAGTAGGAGATTGCTTAATAGGTTTGATACGTTCATCAGGTATTGATCCTAGTACTATTGATTTTATGTCTGCTATTTCTTTTTCTTTAGTCTCCATCTCTTTTGAGAAGTCGTAGGTATCAAGACAAAGACTGAAGGTATCCTTCTGTACGACAAGGAAAGCACCATTCTTTTTATCTGTAACAAGGGGATCATCCTTTGCTGCATACACATAAGAACTTAGCTGACTTATATAACCATAGGGATCATCATCTCTTAGAGAATGATTAACAAACTTTGTCATTCCATATCTTGAGGATGACTTAACATCAATAGTCATACCATCAATGACTGCATCCCTATGCCCCCTTATACCACCTGCTGACATTCTATCTTGTTCACCTTGAACATCATGACCAGCAGCCTTTGCTAAAGCTAAGACTAAAGTCTCTAGCAAATCCCCGTAAAAGAAAAGACCCAGTAGTTGCGGGTTCAAGGGAGCCGCCTCTTCTGTTTTATTTATTCTGTACCAAGTCTTTCTTTTACAGGGTGATCCGATAGAAGAAAAGCTTAGATACCCCCTTGGTTTTTGAGGCTCTTTGAATCTTGCTTCAGCGTTAGCTGATATGTTACTTGCAAGATACTGGGTGATTGTTTTATTCCAACCACCCTTACCCTCAATTACA